GTAGCACATCAGTTAGCTAAAGAGTTACAAGAGGTACATGGGTACAGAAGTTATGACCACGCATATGAAAGTGCTTGGAATTTGTTAGAATTTTTTAGAAAAGAGGAGACAAAAGATGAAGATATCGTTTGAAGAAAGAATGAAGATGTTAAAAGCACACAATGAGTTACGTGCTATGTTAGTTATGATTGGGGAGTGTCACGATATTTATATGTCTGATATTGCAAAGCTAGAAGACGCAGTATATAACTTAGAAAAGATATTTAATTTTGAACCACCAAAAGATAAAGAAGGCAATGTTCAATACTACAACACAGATTGGTTATTAAAAGATGAGAACATATAGATTCGTATCACACTACGACATAGAAGCATACAAACGTATGGGATGGGTAGTTATACAACAGTTACACGCACATCATGGTACTCATGGTGTATTAATGGAGAAACCTAATGAATAGATTTATCATAGAACAAGATGTCAACGACATAGCTAAGTCACTATGTGACCAACACGTTGTCAAGATGCCATTGGAAGAGGCACAGATGCTATGTACTAGCCTATGGCATCATGCACCTGACTATGCAGAAGCCTGTGAGTTATACAAGCCTGTGCATCAGAAGCACCCATGTACTTTGTGGGCAATGGAGAACCGTGCCAACTACCGATGGGCTTACAGCCTATACACAGCCATGCTATGTGAGTATCACCACAGATATGGCAAGTGGCATGGTGCAGGTAAGCATAGCCGTGCCTTATACAATGGACGGCATCTGTTACCTGATGGTGACGTGACAGCACACCCCCAATGCTTCAGTGGGCATGATGACTGTAAGACAGATGAAGACTTTCCGATACAAGCCTATCGTGCGTTTTATCGGGTTGACAAAATGAAGTTTGCACGGTATAACAAAGGACGTAATATGCCACAATGGATGAAAGGAGAATAGATATGCCATTAGATATGATACCAGAGAATTTAGACTTTGATGTAATCTTTGAACCAACAAAGGTGGATGACAAGAAGTATGTCATTGATGGGAACACAGGCAAGTACATTGCTATCGTGGGTAAGGACTTTAAATGTGAGCCACATGGAAAGTTTTTTCGTAAGGTAAGTGATACAGTCACAAATAACCTGACCGATGCGGAATACGAAGGTGCTGTAGTCAAGTGGAAAGACGCACATCACAATGGATGGGCTATGATGGACATGACGTTACCTAATGTAACAGCTAAGATATCCACCAACAAGCATGAGACAGAGATAGCACAACGTATCATTGCTCTACATGGTGTGGATGGCACGTGTTCTAACACAGTTCTGTTCGGGGCGATTGATTTCTTCTGCACCAATGGACAGATACGTGGTGAGCATGACAAGGTAAGACGCAAGAATACCAGTGGCTTCAGCCTTGACAGGTTCATTACACAGCTAGAGCGTAGCAAGCAAGACTTCTACTCGCAGTCTGCTACCTTACAGCAGTGGGCTAATAAGCCTCTTCTTATACAAGATGTTAAGAATATGCTTCAGTCTCTTCTAAAGTCTGACCGCACGTCAGACAAGATGATTACCTTATACAATCAGGAAGCGAGTGTGCGTGGTCAAAATGCGTGGGCTTTGTACTCTGCCTTCACTAACTATGCAAGCTATGCGGATGAGCGTAATGGCTTCAAGCTACGCAACACAGGCTACGATACGAAAGCAGTATCGATGTTTGCTCGTGAGCAAGAGGTGTCCAAGTGGATTGATAGCAAGCAGTTCAGGGAGTTGTTAGTAGCATGAGTACGGAATATGAATATCCTACGTTTTGGTCTTGTTTGTGGTATAAAGAAGGTAAATGTTTTTACTCAGAACAAGAAATAAAAGAACATCTTGAAACATATTTAGAGGATTATTACATAGATTCTAATTTTAGATGGCGACTGTTTTGGTTATATTGTGATATAGGACATTTCTTTTTCCATCTCTACCTAATTAAGAGAGGCAGAGGACCTTACAAAAGCCTTCATACAGATGAAAAGTGGGGCTATTGGGAGTACATTTTTATATTTGCTATAAGAAACCCTATACTAGATATATTTTGGTCAATATATGACTTTATTAAATACAAAATATTTCGTATCGAGTATGTAGACCCTCACATAGGATGTTATAGCTACCCAAACTGTGACGAAGCACCTATGGGATGTAAGCAAGTTTGGGGAGATGAAGCAGAACCATATGGACACAGAGACTAGGAGATTAAAATGAAGACAGTTCAACATTTAGTTGACAAGTACTATTCATCTAATGATTTCAGTATGTTAAGAGACAAGTCTAAAGCAGACTATAAGTATTTCTTGGGCATAATGACTGACAAATTTGGTGATATAAAGTACGATAAACTCACGAGTAAGGAAGCTAAACATGCGTACGAGGAGTGGGTTGAGCGAGGCATCAGCTTCGCCAACCACGTCTGTACTGTGTCATCTATTGTGTATCGCTATGCAATAGACATGGAGTATGCGACAGTAAATCCTTTCTCTAATGTCAAGCGTAAGACACCTGTTCAACGTAAGGTTGTATGGACAGAGACAGATGTTACCAACTTCCTTGACACTGCCTACTCACAGTTTGAATGGCGTAGCCTTGGACTAATTGTACACATGGCATACGAATGGTGTCAGAGATTGGGTGACATGAGGCTATTGACATGGGATAACCTAGATTTGCCTGAGAAAAAGCTATATCTTGAGCAGTCAAAGCGTAGAGCAGAGGTAACTCTGCCTATTGAGGATGACTTACACTCTATGTTGATACAACAGCAGGAAGACTTTGGCTTCCAACAGTACGTTGCTCCTCGTATAAAGCCCGTACAGGGCGAGTACCATCCTTATAGCTTACAGAGACTGTCTAAAGCTGCAAGGCTTGTCATGCGTGATGCAGGGCTGTCTGAAGAACTACGGCTGATGGACTTGCGAAGGACAGGAACAACACAAATGGTAGAAGCAGGTGTCGGTATGGCACAAATCATGTCGGTTACAGGACACAGTAATCCACAGTCTGTTAAACCATACATGAAAAATACTTACGAAAGTGCAAATTATGCATTGACGGCACGTAAATCACGTGGTAAAAGCATTTAACTGCCGACAAGGAAAGTGATATAATACATGAATAATATATATAACATTATAAGTGATATAGATATACCTAATGGTACTACACGTAGAATGAATTGTCCTGAGTGTGGTGGTCTTAATACATTTACTGTCACAAATAACATGGGTAGTCTTGTATGGAACTGTTACAAGGTTTCTTGTGGTACTAAAGGTGGTAAGAGAGTGCATCTATCTGTAGATGACATTCGTAGTGTCTTTGGTGGGGCTGACCGCATGGCAGATGACATAGAGTTTCGTATGCCTGAGTATGTAGTTCCTATCAAAGACCGTAAGAAAGCATTAGACTTTATGCATCAGTGGGATTTAATCTCTATGAGAGATGAAGTATTGTATGATGCTAAAGAAGATAGAATAGTTTTTCCAGTGTTGTATGATGGTAAGATTGTGGATGGCACAGGTCGTAGCCTATCAAATAGATTACCTAAATGGAAAAAATATGGAAAAAGTGGCTTGCCTTTTACCTATGGGTATGGTAATGTCGCAGTAGTTGTTGAGGACTGCGTGAGTGCTAGTGTTGTTGGTTCACTAGGTAATTTTGTCGGGGTCGCTTTGATGGGTACTTCTCTCCTTTCAACTCATCGAGTGTTTCTTACGCAGTTCTCAACGGCAGTAATAGCACTTGACCCCGATGCACTACCTAAGACAATCAACATGGCAAAGGAGTTGCGTGGACACGTTAACGATGTTCGTATTCTACGCTTGACAGATGATATTAAATATCGTAACCCTGAAGACATAACAAACTTAACCAACATAGGAGTATAAGAATGGAGTTATCTTTAATACGTAGTCTTATGGACAAAGGTTTCTACGATGACCATCGTGGTTCTAAATGTCCTGACCGCTTGTTCAGTAAAGACGTACGTAAGATTAAACAAGCTATTGATACAGCTATGGATAGATACAATAGGACAATAACACCTGATGAAGTACAGGCTATGTTCCTATCTAATAATCCTACGCTTACTACTGCACAGAAACAAGCATATGATTCACTGTTTAGTGCAGTTAAAAAGGAACAGCCTATGGGTAGTGACATAGCACAAGAGGTGCTATCTAAGCTATTCCAACAGGTAGTTGGTGATATCGTTGCTAATCTAGGCTTTGATATGATTAATGGTGACAGCGATACGCTACAAAGATTGCGTGATATCTTGGAAAGATACGGTGATGATTTCATACCTAACTTAAATATTGAGTGGGATGACATCAGCATTGAAACACTCATGGCTAAAGCAGAGTTAGAAGCTAAGTGGTCTTTCAATATACCTAGCCTTACTCGTAGAGTAGAGGGTGTCAGTGGTGGTCAGCTTATCGAGGTAGGTGCTAGACCAAACACAGGTAAGACTTCTTTTCATGCTAGTCTTATTGCCGCACCAAACGGCTTCGCTCACCAAGGAGCAAATTGTATTATCTTATGTAACGAAGAGCCTACACACCGTGTTGGTGCAAGGTATCTAACTGCCGCATCTGGTATGTCTGCTCGTGAGGTACGAGATAATATGAGTAAGGCACAAGCTATGTATGCACCTGTGATGAAGAACATCAAGATTAAAGAAGCAGGTGGACGTGACATGGCTTGGGTAGAATCAGTATGCAAGGCATACAAGCCTGATGTACTTGTGCTTGACATGGGTGATAAGTTTGGTACGTCTGGTAGCTTTGCCAGAGAAGACCAAGCACTAGCCGCATGTGCTATCTATGCCAGACAGATTGCTAAGACCTATGATTGTACTGTGTTCTATATGTCACAGTTATCTGCTGAAGCAGAAGGTAGGTCACAGCTTAATCAGTCTATGATGCAAGGCTCACGTACAGGTAAGGCAGCAGAGGCTGACCTTATGATACTGATTGGCAAGTCACCATCTGTTGAAGGACAGGATGAGGACAGCCCACTCAGACATCTTAATGTAGTTAAGAACAAGCTGAATGGTTGGCACGGCATGGTTAATGTAGACTTAAACTATATGACAGCGAGGTACGAAGGATGAAGTTAGTATTAGACGTAGAGAACACAGTCACACATCGTAATGGTAAGATGCATCTTGACCCATTTGAGCCTGACAATTCATTGACTATGA